TTGTGCTTAAATATCCTTCTGCTTCTGCATCAATGCTCGAAGATAGAGACAAACCACTTACATCCCATCCCCCTGCTGCTTCTTCAATAAATAATCTTTTAGATAAACTCATATTTTACTACGTCTCCTTTTTTAGTTAGTGCATTTATTGCTGTTTCGTAATCGTTATGGTTGTTTAATATAATTGCTCTTTCATCTTCTACTTCTTGAGGTACATCTATATTTCTATCTAACTTTCTTATATAATACCAGTCAGTAATTTCTAATTTAGCTTTAGTATTATAGTTTAACTGATTTATTTTTTGTTGTTTAAGTTCAGCTAAAGTTTCTGACCACGTTTTTTGTATTACTGTATAATAATATTTATTATCTTCTAAATACAATTCACCTAGTTCTTCTATAGCAGGATCATACTGTGGATCTACTACTTCGTAAAAACCTTCTTCTTCTAATACTTCTACAGGTGAACTTGCAAAACCACCCATATAGTATTTTGTACCATTCCAAGTTGATGGTAATTTGTTAAATATTTTTATTTCTCCGTTTATATTATTTGCTCTCATAATTATTATGGTGTTGGATCACTTACATAAGTACCAATAGAATAGTGGTAAATTTTAGCACCTGAACTATCGTCAGTACAAACTATTTGAATTAAGTTATTTGCTGTACCATCGTAATCTGTTGAACCTACTTTGTTAAATGTTGAACCTGTTTCGCTAAATGTTATAGCATAATTTCCTGTTAATATTAAATCAATTACTTGACCTTGTGCTGCATTACTGAACGTAAACGTAGCTGCTGCATTAGCAGTTGCTGTAAACGTAGAAGCTGCACTAAAGTCTAATGCAAAAGTACTTCCTGTGCCTAAAGCACTTAATGCAGTATATCTATTTTCTAGTTTATCGTGAGTAATATTATTATCAGCTACCATTGCAGTTGCTACGCTTCCTGTATCACCAGTTCCTACTAAATCACCTGAAGCTGTTGGTAATACTAATACTGCACTACTTGCTGCACTATGTGGTGCTGCTTTTAATGTTTGATAATGAGCGTTGCTTACTTCACAGTACATTCTCATTTCTGCTACATTACCTGTATTACTTCTAATTTGAATACTTCCGTCATCTACTGTAACACCACCTGTACTACCATCACCACCCATTGTAAATGCATTAGGCGTACTAGAAGATAAACTCATTGTAACGTTACCTGTACTAACTGAAGCAGTAATTCCATCACCACCTGTTAAACTTTGTACTACATTACTAAGGTTTACAGAAACTAAATGCTGTACTTCAATATTAGTTCCATTAGGAACGTTTGTATCGAATGTTAATGTAGTACCTGATACTGTATAAGAACTATGTAATTGATAAACTCCATCAAAATATACAGATAATTCATTTTCACTACTTGCCGAATTACTTAATGTATATGCTGCAGTACTACCGTTTCCAGTATAAGTATCTATTGCTATTGTATTTGCTCCTGCTGTCGCTGCTATTGTTAATGTGTCAGTACCTGCGTCAGTTGTTATTGTTACATTAGATCCTGCTGCAATATTTAAAGTATCATTTGTGCTATCAGCTGCTATTGTTGATTGACCTGATACTGCTATATTACCAAAAGCGTTATCTCCTACTGCTGTATTAGAAATAGTAAAGTTAGGGTACGTACCACTTACACCTATACCTGTACCTGCTGTTAAAGCAACAGTTTGATCTGGACTATCATTTGTAATAGTAAAGTTTGGATAGGTTCCCGATGTAGATATTCCCGTACCACCTGTCAATGAAACCGTTTGGTCTGGTGATGAATTCGTTATAGTAATACCGCCATCTGCATTTGCAATACTTACGCCAGTTCCTGCTGTTAGTAAAGCGTTTTCAAAATAACTATTTGTTGCATCATATATTAGTATATTACCTGCCGCTGGACTTGTTACATTTGCATCAGTTAAAGTTGATAGTGTATGTTCAGTTGCCGTTGGTACTCCACTAGAATTACCTAACCAGAAATAATTTTGTTGTATGTTAGGAATATCGTTTGATCTAAGTATTGATGAAACTAATATTGAACCGTCTGCTGTAGTAGATACTCTACCTACTTTACCTACATTTTGTATTAATGCTGTTCCTGTTGGTTTTGTGGTTGTCAAACCTCCTCCTGATTTTACATAAATCGTATCATTTTCTGATGGCGTTACTCCGTCTATTGGATCTGTTATTAAATTTTTAAGTACACCACCTGTTACAATATGACCTTCTCCGTTGTTTGCTAAATCAGTTAATAATAAACCTGATGCTGGCATAGTTGATGCACTTGCCGCATTAGCAGGTGCAACAGTTACCACAGCTGAAGCGCCAACTGAACCTGTTACATATACAGGTGTTCCTTTTGTAATTGTACTTCCTGATGTATTTTTACAAGCTACTCTTACTTGATCTGTACTTTCACTAGATAGCGTTATTGTATCACCTGTTTCTGTAATAGTTATATTGCTACCTGCTGCAAGTGTTACATCATCAGTACTAGCATCGCTACCTGTTAGTCTTATTATTGCATTAGCGCCTGATGTTTCACTACTTAATGTATAAGTTGTATCTGTATCTGAAGCTGCAGCAATAGTAAAGCTAGGGTATGTTCCTGTTACCGTTACATTTGCGCCACCCGTTAAAGATACCGTTTGATCGGGAGCGGAGTTAGTTACTGTAAAATTCGGATATGTACCCGATGTAGTTATACCCGTACCTGCTGTAAGAGCAACTGTCTGATCAGGTGCTGTATTAGCAATAGTTAATGTGTTGCTTACATCATCATAAGTACTACTAATTGATGTACCTGCTACTATTAAATTAGAAACCCTATCATCTACACGTTCCGAAGTATAATAAAGATTAGTTCCTTCAGTTAAATTTGTTGTAGATTTAGTTCCAAATGCTGTGTCAAATCTAGCCGTTGTATAATAAAGGTTACTCGTACCTTCGCTAACTGAATCAGTATCAAAACTAATATTAGCACTACCATCGAATGAAACACCATTTATTGTTCTTGGTGTTGATAAGGTATCTGCAGTTGATGCGGCTATCCCTAAGCTATCTACATATGTTTTAGTAATGTGTGCTTGTACTTCACTTGAGCTTGGTCCAGTATAGGAAATGACTCCTGTTGAACTATTGTAAGACAAAGAACCGTCACCACCATTGTCAACCGCACTTATTAACGCTCTTACATTTGCATCCGAAGGTCCCGTGTAAGTAAACACACCTGTTGTATTATCATAGCTAAAACTTCCTAGTCCGCCTGTATCATTTGCAGATAAATCTGTTAAACTTATCCCTGCTCCACTATTAGCTATTGTAAAACTTGGATAAGTACCTGTTACAGTAATACCTGTACCCGCAGTTAAACTTACTGTTTGGTCAGGTTGTGTATTTGTAATTGTAAAACTAGGGTATGTACCACTAGTTGATATTCCCGATCCTGCACTTAACGATACGGTTTGGTCAGGCGCACTATTTGCTATTGTTAGTGTTCCTGCATTATCATCATACGTTTTTGTAATACCCGTACCTGCTTGTATCAAAGTATTCGCTTGATCGTCAACTTTTTCTGCAGTATAATATTCATTAGATCCTTCTGTAATATTATCAGTTGTTAAACTAATATTTGCTGTACCATCAAAACTAACGCCTGCTATTGTTCTTGCTGTTTCTAATGCTGTTGCCGTATCTGCATTTCCAGTTACATCTCCCGTTACATTTCCTGTAACATTTCCAGTTAAATTACCTGTAACATTACCCGTAACATTACCTGTTAAATTCCCAGTTACATTGCCAGTTAATGGTCCACTAAAAGCATTAGCGGTTATTGTACCTAAAGCAGTTAAATCACCGCCTGTATTCATACTTAAACCACTAGTGTTACCAGCACCATCTGTAATTGATTGCAATGCTGCAGCTAGTGTTCCGTTATCACCTACTTTTAACAGCGATGTATAAGTACTACTTATTGAATTTCCAGTTAATGTCGCCATTTTTCTTTAATTTATTATTTATATACTTTTTTAATTTTACTATATTTTTGTTTTTTATCTTATATCTTTTCATAGAACCCAACCATTAAATAAATTGTCTTTGTCTGGATATACATCTTCATTAGAGTTTTGATTATATTCTACAAATAAATTATTATTAAAACTTAAATAATCTATCATTCTTCTTATATAATACTCTGCAAACTCTCTTTCTTTATTTACTAAATAATCTACCTCTGATTTAGTTACACTTTCAGCGTTTTCGCTTATGTGTTTAAATACACCTGCGTTTTTTACTTGATATGCTGCAAATGGTAAATAATCCATCATTGCAAAATGTATTAATGCAGGTTGTATATAGTTGTTGACTAATGTTAGATAATTACCCGTTAGTGTATCATCTGTTATTTTTGTTTCTATTGCTTCATATAGTTTAGTACCTAAGAAATTTTGTATATGTATTTCTTGTGCTAATTTTATATAAGGCAATAACTTATCAACGTCTACATTACCATCTAGTATTGTATTCTTTTTTAAGTCCTGTACTTTTATAAATAATACTTGTGCCATTACTTCTTATTTTTTCTTGCTGTTTTATAGCCTTGATTACTCATATCTTTAGGTGCAACTTTAGCCTTTTTATGCCCTGCTGGTCTTGGTTTATATGTTTTAGGTATTGTTTTAACTTCTTCACTACTAGATAATGCTTTATCTTCATAATACTCGCCATCTTTTTTCTTTTTTAATTTATATAACCTTTCTTCCCAGTAATGACCACAGTTTGGACCACCTTTATATTTAAATAAATCATATGCTTGACCTTTATGACCAAATGACTTATTTACACCCTCCCTTGATGCTTTATCAATATCCTCTAATCTATATACAACACCACTTTTAGATCTAGACATCATAGTTTTACAAAAATCCCTAGTATTACCACTAGAATACTTTTCTGAATATGCGTATCTTACTTTGTAAATACTTTTGTCTAAATAACTATCACCGCTAGGTTTAGATTTTATAGATTCTAGTTCTAAATCATTATCTATAACACTTTGTTTCCAAATATTTAAATCTTCATTATCTTCTGAATATTCTCTAGTTGCAATTAATTCGTAGTCATCCATTGTTTCACCTTGCAATGTATCTAAGAAATAATTAGCTGTATCATTAGTTAATTCATAATTTGCAGATAGTTCCGCTTTATCTTCTAATTCAACACCAGTTTCTTCTTCTCTAGTTTCGTCATCTACTAGGTTACCACCTAAGTCAGTAAATTCTAATGGTTGTAGTGTTTTAAAGTATAAGTTTAATGAAACATTATTAAATGCTAAAATAGTATCTAAAGCATCTAATATATATTCTTGTTGTACTCTAATAACCATATTGTCAAATAATATACTAGCTTGTTTTAATTCATCAGCATTACTACCTAAACCATTATTTTGTGTTCTAATACCTAATAATAAAGGTGATGATAATCTATGCCCTACTAATATTTTATTGGTAGCTTCGTCACTTAAAAATTGATATTGGTTATGTGCATCAGATAATTGTACTGGATCTATAGTAGCAGCGCTTTCTTGATTGTCATTAAATGCTAATATAAATTTACCTGCATTACTACTTCCACTAAACTTTTCATATATACGTCTTTCAATTAACTCTCTAGATTCTTCATCAGGCGTACCGTTATTAAAATTTAAAAGCATACTCGGTGCCATTCCATTCTGTATATTATTGATGTGATAGTTAGCTACTTCTGCTTCTAATTCACAGTAAGGTAATGCACCTTGATAAGTAACGGGTGTATAATAAAAATAACCTGCTCTATATGGTTTAATGCATAATATTTCTATTGCATTATTACCACTACCAAAAGCTGGTATTCTTGTTAGTTTATCTCTATTAGTATATTTACTCCAATCGTGAAAATAATAATACCCTTTTATATCACCCTTTTTATCTGCTTTTTCAGCTCTAAGTGTTTGTACTGGAAAATGCTCTACCTTAACTATTTTACTTCTATCTACATTGTAATATACTTGTAAAGTAGCTTGTCCTAATAAGTAAAAGTCAGAACATATCTTTTTTAAATCTTCTTTATTAAATAATGTAACTGCTTCTGCATATTCCATCGGTTTTTTATCGCTATTAGTTGCGCTTAAACCTTTACCATATATCATTTCAGTAATTCCATTAATAATTGCATTATTAGTTGGACTACCTTGATATTGGTCTATTAGATATTGATAATAATTGTTATCCTCACCATAAGATACAAAATCTTTATTTTTTTGCTCTGTTATTTTAGGAGCTGTGTACGTGCTTAAATTTACTACTCTGATATTACTCATTAGTTTATTATTATATAGTCATCATCAGGATAACTTGTTGTTTGTGTGTATTGTCCGCTATTAATTGTATAATAGTCATTATCTGCTTGATTTACTGTTTGATCTGTACAAAATATTTTATCTAAATATATAGATTCTTCACTTGTAGTTATATTTTCCCAGTTATCTGTTGCAAGTTGCCATTGTGTCGTGTATGTATTCCATAAAGCGCCTACACCTTCTAAAATACTTAAATCATAAAACCTACCTTCTTTTAAACTAAAAGTTGTAGATATTGATGCTTTATCGTTTGTCTTTGTAAGTGAAACGTTTTCAGTTCTTGTTGTTGTGTTAGTACTAGTATCTCTTAAAGATAGTATAACCGCTGACGGATAAGATCTCGGTGCAAAGGTTATAGTTTGTGCTGAAGTACTAGTTGTTAAAATCTTCATACATATATAATAAAAAAAAATATATTTTTTATATAATAAAAAAGGGAAGTTAAAAACTCCCCTTTAAAAACACACAAAAACAAAAAACTTTTATGAAGTTGGATCAATCTGTGGCGTTTCATTTGCTAACGCAGTAACTACCGTTCCTGTTACGAATAACGGAGGTATTACTTCTGTAGCTGTGAACGTCAGCGTAAATCCTGATAGGTCTGAATATGCAGCTCCACTTACTATGGTTCCCGCAGTTACTTCAGCTCCTTGATGGAAACCTACCATTAAATAGTTAGCGTCTGTTTCACCTGATACCATAGAAGTATCCTGAACTGAATTGTTGTCTTTTATTACAACGTGTGGTCTTGCTGCTGCTAGAAGTTTAATTTCTTCTTGAGTTGCCACATCTAAATGTGTAAATGTTAATTCTAAAGTTGTTTCATATACTGTTGTACCTGTATCTCTAGAACTTATAATATTTGTTGTTAATGAACTAGTAGCACCTTTTAAATCGTATTCAAAAAAAGCTGGTGTTCCTGATAAAGCAGAAATATTACCTGCAGCGATTGTTGCTGTACCTAATGTACCATAGTCTGCAAAATATACTTTACTTAATCCACCTACCGATTCTTTACAAGGTAACTTCCTTCCTGTTGTTAATGCACAAGCCATAATTTATTTTATTTTAAAAAAAAAGGTAGGTAGTATAATGCCACCTACCCTTTTTAAGTTATACTATTATTTTAATTACGCAGTTGCATACAGAACGATGTCCCCACCGATCGCGTGCTGAATACCTGCTGTAAACCTCATTACTACTCTTACGTTTTGAGATCCATCTAGATCTGCCATATCAATTACTTTTACTTCGTTTTGATCTGACATTAATCCTGTCCCAAAGAAAAGATTAGATTTCTGTGCAGCTACCGCATCATTGTCAGATAGACCTGGAGCGTTTACTACTTGAATTCCATCAAATGATAATGAGTTACCCATATTATACCATTGAGTACCTTGAGCGTTTGTACCTGCAGCACCTAATCCTGATGCACCGAATCCGCCTAAAGCTCTAATATAGTTTCTGTACATATTAGATGGTAAATAGATAGCTAAATCTTCAGCACCATATACTGCTGTAGGAATAGCGTCAGCTATTTTTGCAAGTTCTTCTATTACGTTTGCAGACGTAGATGCTGTACCTGTTACATCGTTTACGTCACCATCTGCACCTAAGGTTGTGATAAATCCATCAAACTCTCCTGCTGTTGCATTAGTACCTGTCCAAATGTTTTGTTCCATTTTTTGAGCTACTTTATCTGCTACGTGAGCAATTAAAAAGTCAGAAAACTTAGGAGGTAAGTTATCAAATGCAGAATATCCCATTTGTACTGCTTCCCAATCTGATCTGAAATCTTTTTTACATAATTCTAAGTTTACCTGAAATTCTTCTGGTTGTAAGATTCTTTCAGTTAAAGTTAGCGTTGAAGTATCTGTAAAGTCACAAGTACCATCTTTTACGATACCATCTGTTGCGACTTTTTTCATTACTTGTTTGTATTTTACATTAGGTACTACTGAAATGTTACCCTCTGCTAACGTTTTACCTGATAATAGAGCAGCTGAAATATATTTTCCTGCAAATTCACCAGCATACGTTGTTGTTATTGAAGTTGTTGTTGCCATTATTTAATTAATTATTGTTAGA